TTCAAACATTGCCTGTACCATATTCTTGTATGGTATCTGATACAATGATGACTTGTCTTCATGATCACCAGGTAGGAAACCAATCTCTCTAGTTGCTACTAAAGATCTAACAATATAAATCTTTTCATATGGTGTTGTCTCTCCTAGAACATCTTTCAAAGCTTTGTACAAAGCAATAAAAGTTTTACCTGTTCCTGCTACACCATAGGCATAGATCATCTTACCTTCATCCCACGCATCAAAGAATCTTTTTTGATTATCTGTGATGGGTTCAACAGGAATCATATAGTCTTCACTAATAGGTTTCCTACGCTTCTTCTGTTTCAGAGTCATGCCCTGACCAGGTGCTTTCTGATGATTACTTTTTCTTTTTACTGGCATGTTAGTATCTGTATTTGTCTGTGATAGTTTTGTTGTTTACATATTCTGCTTTGGGAAGAACTTTATTCTTCATAATATCTACCCAACCAGGATGTGTAGTTGCCATCTTGTCTCGCCACTCTCCTACTTCACCAGCAGCAGCAACTCCTGCTTGCCAATCTTTATCCCAATCGGGATTATCTTTTCTCCATTGTTCATATTCTTTCATGGTCATAGAGAGTTCTTTCTTCTCTTCGGTCTTTAAATTTTTTACAGGATACGTTGGCATTTATTTTCCTCTGATAGAACCAGTGATTACTTTCCAGAAACCTTTCAATGCTGTCATTGCAGGGTAAGGATCTTCTGATTTAATCTCATCAAACATGTACATGTTAAGACGAAAAGCAAAGTTTGCTTCATCAAACAAAGCATTCTTTTGTGATTGATCTAATGATAATGTATCAAGCACTTCTCTATAAGTTGTCTTCCATTCTTTTGCATTATGAATGTTAGGAAACTCATAGAAATGCAACCCCTCTCCTGCAGGAGGATTGAGTGCATTCTTTGCTATCTTACAAAGGATTTGACCACCTGATAGGTCACCAATGTATCTAGTATAATGATGAGCAAGTAAAAGATATGGATCTTCTTGTGCCAATTTATTTAATCTAGAACAATAGGTATCACATGCTTCTGAAGATTCTATAAAGTCTTTCCAATAAGGACCGTAGTAATATGCTAGATCCTTTTCTAATGATTGTTTACGATCTAAATCTGTTTGCCATCCTTGTAATACTTTTACAATTGAATCATCAGCATCATCAATCAATTTCTCCATAGTGCTGTAAACATACCAGAAGTTAGCAATCAGTTTACGATAGTCTTCTGGATCTACAACTCCTCTAAGAAATCCTGCAACAAATTTTGTATTCTCTGCTGCTGAGTGAGATACTTTAGTTGCTTCTTTTAATTCTTTTGAAAATGTCATGAGTTCCATCCTAATGCTGTTGAACAGATAGGGAACTGTTCTTTGAATACTCTTTTAGTATCTAATGCAATGTCCATATGTTCTTTTTGTGTACCGTGTGCAGAACGTAGTTCTATGTAGTGAATCCAAGAACGTACACTTCCTGTCATGTAGATCTTGGTAGGTGTTGCTAACGGGAGAACAAATCTCGCACATTCCTTCGCAATACCCTCACGTATAAGTTCATTGTATAAGTCCATTCCTTCAGCGAAATATCTTGCAATCTGGTCTTGTAACCTTTTCGTTTGTTCTTCTGGTATGTCATCATTACTATTCTGACGGTTCTTTAAATCCTGACTACGAAGATCAGGCACAGGTATTGCTCCAAGTAAATTTGTATTTGCATATCGTTGACTAAACTCTTGGAATGTAAATGATCTATGTCTTAAAACTTGAGCAGCAATACCTCTAGTTGTTTCCACTTCTAAAGACATATGTGCTTGCTCAAATACAGACCAATGATTATGTTTTATACAGTAACCAAGTAGTCCAGAGACATTAGGGTTGTCCTGATTCTTGGGGTTGCTGACTCTTGCTATGTAACCCATCGTCTCTTCTGCGTTGGGTGTCACTGTTATCAGTTTTACTGAATTCATTATTAAAACCTTTACTCCTCTTTAGTTTTTTTAGTTTAAGATTATATTTTGCTTCGTTCAATTGCTTCTTCATGTAGTGTATTTCTACATCAGAATACAGTTCCTGTTTCTTAAGTGCCGATTTGATTAATTTGATTTGGTCCTTGAGTCTCATATTCCTTGAATGCTTCTTTAATTCCTTGAGTAGTATCATGATTCAAAACCCAGTCTGTACAAAATTCATACAGATTTTTTCCGAAACCAAATTCCTTTAGAGATAAGAAAGCATCCCTTCTTAGACGCATCATATCATCTGTGTATTTAATCTGGGTATCCATCATCGTCATCTCTCCCTTGTGTATAAGTTGAACTGTTACCGTTTGCATCGTATGCAGTAACGTCAGAGTATACTTCAGATTCTAACACATCCAATAAAGATTGTAAACTCTTGACGATGTTTTTTAATTTACCTCTATCCATATTTATATCGGTACTGAGTATATCATACCATAAAAAAAGAGGGGTGTCTACCCCTCTAGTGATTACACTATCATGTAATTAAGACTTTACTGCGATTCCTCTATAAACGAGTTTTGCATCTGTCTTAGCATCCTTGTTAGGACGGTTGTTTGTGTCATACTTAACACCACGATAAGTAACTTGTGCCATCGGTTTTTCTCCTAAAGTAGTTGGGATTGTAGCCCCGTTCCTTCAGTCTTTCCGTCTCATATGAGATGAACGATGCGTTCCTAGACTTACTTGCGTCCAATCTGCCAAGTTGTGCAATTTGGTTCTGATACTTTGGTATAGAAGTAATCTATAAGATACTCCTTAGCATCTTGGATATGATTCTCATCACTGAGAATCTCAATCCTTGCTTCGTTCCATTCTTGACATGACATTTCCCAATGGGATGCATCATGTTCAGTTAATAGAAGTACCAGTAGTGCTAAACTGTGCATTGGATGAACGTATGTTAGTATTCTAACACAATTATTTAGAAGTGTCAAGTTGTATCAACGGTGACATTTCTAAACTTTAATCAAATCTTAATTTTGCTGCAAATAAAAAGCAGTTCCTTTTGCTTTACAGATCCTCTTTACTGTAGCGTCATAAATTGGTGAAGGTTCTGCAAAAATTAATCCTCTTGTAAAATCAAATGCTTCTCTATATCTACGAAACTTAAACACATCATCATAGGTATGTGCAGACACAAGGACCCCATCACTTCTCTGATATCTCATGGTCTTCCATTCAGTAGGTTCATCTATTTTTCTATAGAATATTACCCACTGACCTGTTGGCCAAGATTTTTCTGATTCTGCAATCATTTCCTCTTCTTACCCTTTGGTTTTTCTTTTTGGTTTGGATCTTTCCATAATTTAGGAGGAACTTTACCATCAGATTGAACTATTTTTAAGACATTTTTATACTTGTCATAGTAATAGTCAAATATTTCAGACATTTTATATGCCATAGTAAGATCCCATCTCAATTCATCCTTGTCACCTATCTTATACTGAACAAGGTATGCATTATATGGTAGTGTAGCATCGTTATCCTTTTTAGGATCACAATTTTCTTTTAGTATATTCAATGTAATCATTAACTACGGTTTCCCCATTCAATTGAAGGAAATGCTTCCTCTACACATGCCTTGGTGATCTTCCAACGCTTGCCAATTTGTTTATCTTTCATAAGAGTTAGCACTTCTGCTTCACCTTTGTGAAGTCCCTCTAGTAACTGAATGAACAGAGTCTCTCTACGAGTTTGTGAGATACTTGCTCCACCTTTAAAGAAAAGATATAGTTTACGATACTCTTGTACAAGTCTCGTGTGTTCAGTTTCTTCTGGTGCATCGTTTTCTTTGTATGGAACTTCACCAGTGGGGAGCATAGAAATTACACTCTCATCAAAGTTAGCGATTAGTATAGATTTCAATGCAGGAGTGCTAAGTTCCTGTAGTAATTTAATCTTCTGTACTTTTGTTTTAGCATTGCTCACTTTTTGTAGCACTTCATTTAGTAATAATTGCATGATTATTAGTGTTCCGTATTAATATTTATTAGTCCTCAGAATCCTCTTGATCCATGAACCTAACAGATAATAGTTCTTCATTTAAAACATATCCATTATGATCATACATCTCTGGATGCATGGCATTATGTTCTTCAATCTCTTTGGCATAAAGTTGATCATGTTTGACCTCGTTTGCTGCCCATCCAAATAGCACGCCAATTGCTAAGAAGATAAATGATATGGTCACTGAGGCATATATGATTAAAGTTTCTGACATTGTTCAACTCCGAACTAAATTTTTTTCTGTTCCCACCTTAGTTCAAAGTTAAAATATACTTTTCTTTTAAGGAGGGTGTACACTTTGTTTATAAGTATCCCTTTTCGGGTAGGTTCATCTGGTTCTTGTTTCGCCCTCCTTAGCATGAGTTCCATACCTTTATTTATTTTAATTTTTTCCATTAACCTTGTCTTGCTGACACTAAACCTTTCTTAAGAAATATTTTTGCAACGTCAACGAGTCCACCCACGAACTCACCATCTATTACAACAGCAGGGAATGCTTGTAGTTTAGGTCCTACCTCATCCTTTAATTTGAGTTGTTCATCTAATGAAAGTGAACTCCATTTAATTTCAGTATATTCTACCTCTGCTCTTGCCATCAACTCTTTAGTTCTGACGCACCAAATACATCCTTCATTAGTATAGATTGTAATCTCCATGAGTTTTTATTTTTATGTATAAAAAAAGAGGGTCTCTTTCAGACCCTCAGTATAACATTGTGTTAGTTGTATGTCAACCTATAGTGCATTACCACGAGGTAACACTTCTTCTGGGAACACAAAGTTCTCATGTGGTTGGTCAACAGATGACATCCATGCTCTCATGCCTTCATTAAGAAGAATGTTCTTAGTGTAGAAGGTTTCAAACTCTGGGTCTTCTGCTGCTCTTATCTCTTGAGATACAAAGTCGTATGCTCTGAGGTTAAGTGCAAGACCTACGATACCTAT